TTCTTTGCGACCAGTGAAGTCTTTGTCTGCATACTCTACACCCAGTATACGACAATCTAGGGGTAATGTCAAGAGTAAATCGACCAAATCTTGTTCAGTTTGGTAAATAACTACTTCATCAACAAAGCGACAAGCACTAAGTTGAATCTGTCTCTCCACGATGCTTTGAACTGGCTTGTTCTTAGTATCAGGTCTATCAATAGTTGGGTCAGTCTGTAGACCTGCAATCAAATAGTCACAGTGATTTTTGGCTTCTGCAAGCATTGCGATATGGCCCGCATGAAGAAGGTCAAACGTACTAAATGTGATGCCAATACGCTTGCCTTCTTCTTTGAGGTCCTTAATCTTATTGAATATCATCTTCTAAACCTCTAGTTTTGACAAAGAATGATAAATAGTTGTATGGCAAACAATATATACAACCGAACATTCTCTTATTATATTATATATGAAACAACTTGCGTTGTTAATAATAAAACCTATATAGGTTGTCATGCTACAGACAACCTTGATGATGGGTATATGGGTTCCGGAAAGTTACTATTAGCCGCGTTTAAGAAATACGGCAGAGAAAACTTTAAGAAAACTATACTACACATTTACGATAATCCTCAGGATATGTTCTCTAAAGAAACAGAACTGGTCAATGAAGACTTTGTTTCTTCTAAATCTTCATATAACCTAGTACCGGGAGGCTCAGGAGGATTTAAGGTGCAAGACATAGATGAATGGAAAAGCAAACTTAAATCTTCTCGTAAGGGCAGAACCCCTGCAAAAGGATTAATACATTCCGAAGAAACAAAACAAAAGATTTCTTCTTCGTTAAAAGGAAGACCTACTTGGAATAAAGGCTTGCCCGGTACTTGGACAGGTAAAACACATTCCGAAGAAAGCAAGAAAAAAATATCCGCTAGCAAAAAAGGTCAATCTTCTGGAGAGAAAAATCCCATGTACGGTAAAAGTGCTGTTGCAGGAAGAAAATGGTACAACGACGGTCAGCAGACATACTATTTGTTCCCTTCCGATCCTGCAACAACCAATCTTACCTTAGGTCGCCTACCGAAGCCAATCGCAGAAACTCTGCCCTTGCGGACGGATCAGTCTTAAATCCTCCACCCAGTTTACTCGTGATTGTAGTGCTTCCGGTATCCTCAACGCCTCGGCTACGGACACAATAATGACGGGCGTGAATCATAACCGCAACATTTTCAGTTTCAAGGATGTAGCAAAGAGCATGGAATACTTGTTCAGTCAAACGCTCTTGAATCTGCGGACGCTTCGCAAAGTATTCAACGATACGATTAATCTTTGAAAGACCAAGAACCTTCTCATTGGGGACATATGCAACTGTAGCAAGACCATCAATGATTACAAAGTGATGTTCGCAGTTGGATTGAACGTTTACGTTGCGTTCAATGACCATTTCATCATAGCCCATCTTGTTCGCAACAGTTGTACACTTAGGGAATGCGTCATAGTCGAGGCCCCAAAAGATTTCGTTGACATACATCTTTGCAACACGCTTTGGCGTATCCATAAGACTGTCATCCTTAAGGTCAAGACCTAAGGCGCGCATAATTCCTTGAAAGTGCGCTTCAATAACTTCAATCTTTTCCTTACGGTCAAGATCATTTTCTACTGTTGGGGTTTCAACACCCATCTTGATAAGGTGTTCGTGAATCTTTTGACCCAATTCGGGATCGGTTTTAGTTTTGTTATAAGACATATTTGTTTCCTTCCTTACGCGGATATGTTAATGTTAGTTGTAACCGTTGTGTTACGTTATTATTTAGCACTTGAGAATACATTATTAAATTGATTATTTACCCGAACAAACGTTGTACACTTACTCAAGTGCTTAAGTTCACTTGCACCAACGTATGTGCAGGTGCTGCGAATACCGCCAAGAATATCTCGTACAGTGTGTTCAACGGGACCGCGATATGGTACCTTAACAGTACGACCTTCGCTACTACGATATTCAGCAACGCCACCATGATGCTTGTTCATTGCGGTATCACTACTCATACCGTAAAACTCTACGAACTTTTTAGTCTCGTAAATCAGATTAGTAGTAGTTGGATTTACCTTTCCAGTGAAGTGGTGTTCTTCAACTACTGTGCCGCCGCCTTCATCATGGCCTGCGAACATTCCTCCGAGCATAACGAAGTCAGCTCCAGCCCCGAAAGCCTTACTAACATCGCCAGGGCAAGTACAGCCGCCGTCACTAATGATATGTGCACCAAGACCGTGTGCAGCATCCGCGCATTCTGCGACCGCGGAAAGCTGCGGATAACCCACCCCAGTCTTAATACGAGTAGTGCAAACACTGCCGGGCCCAATACCCACTTTAATAATATCAGCTCCACGTAAAATTAACTCCTGTGTCATATCTGCGGTGACTACATTGCCCGCAATAATTGTGTGAGTTGGATACTTCTCACGAACCTTAGCTACAAAAGCACCGAAATATTCGCTATATCCATTTGCTACATCAATGCAGATAAAATGGATATAAGGATATTTGTTTAGCATCATCTGCAATCTCTGAAAGTCCTTATCACTAATACCTGTGCTGATAGCATATCTATGAGCATTCAACTCATAAGGAACTTCAATAACATCTTTAGTCAAGCACGTAAACAAGTCTTGCTCTTGTAATGCAAGTGCCATATTTAGGGTACCAACACCATCCATGTTAGCGGCCATGATAGGAACACCTTCCCATACACGACCACTATGCTTGAATGTAAAGGTACGATTTAGATTTACTTCTCTACGACTAGACAAAGTGCTGCGCTTAGGACGAAACAATACGTCACTAAAGTCTAGCTTGATGCCATCTTCAATCTTCATTAGTACTTTGCCTCACGAGTATGATTACGATAGTCACTGCTAATGCGAAGATACTTGCTGCCCTTGCCCTCAAGAATATCACAGATACGATCAATGGTTCCGTCAGTGTAATCGCTGATCTTGCCCATGTTAGGATGAGCCTTCTTAAGCAAGTTGTCTAGCTTATTGATAGCATCATCAATTGACCAAGGAACATACATACGTTCGTGATCGTTTGCAAAAGTTTCAGGGAATGAACGATAAGCAGGATACAAGACGTTGCATCCAAGTGCATCTGCTTCGCTCACTGTGTTTGATACCCAATCCTGCAATGCACAGTTGAAGACAACACGGCTATCGTTTACGATTTCGTAATACTTATTCTTGTCAAGATTGTCATAGATAACAAGCTTGCCATCTTCAACCATCTTGCGAGTACGAGCCATGTAGCTATTGTTATTAGAGCGAAGTTCTCCCCCACTGCAAACAACGAACTCAACATCCTTGCTGGGGAATCGTTCGCGCCAAGCTTCAATCAAGTCCATGTAGAAGTCAGGCTGCTTTTCTTGGTCCCAACGTGCAGAAAATACTACACGCAAACGACGATCATTGAAGGGCTTGATCTTCCCACCGACACGCTCAATAACTTCTTGCTTTCCAAATGCAAGACCTGAAATATTGTAGATGGGAACGTCCCAACCAGCAACCTTTATATGTGCAACCATTTCTTCATTAGTTGCAAGCACCCCGTCTACACTTGAACAAACCATTTGCTCATATGCTCTCATCCAACGATCCATACCCCAAACATGAACAAAATCATCAGGGTCAATAGTCTGTGCGAGACAACGAACAAAAATGCGAGGCATATTGTCTTCGTCACACTGGTCAATGATATAGGGCAGTGCTTCAAAGCCCGGCTGGAACATATCTTCAAAGTAGATAACGTCTTCGCTAGTAACTTCGCCTTGCTGCATCATCTTGACAAGATTCATCATCTGACTCATACCAAAGTATGAACGACCATGTGCATCAAGCACCTGACCAGTTACAATCTTCTGACTGTTATCAAGTGTTTCGCCGGGGACGTAAACAACATCATACCCTCTGCGCTCAAATACACGCTTATTCCATTCAGTAAGTTGCAATGTGTAACGAGCGTTGTACGCTTCAAGTCCCATGTAATATAATCTACGCATATTTTCTTCCTATTTTTAAATGGTATGAATGACTGGTCTTAAGACCAGTCATTCATAACTAGTTACCCCAACTATGAGATTGTCCCGGGACAATCCCACTAATAATTACAACAATCTTATCCACGAGCCTTTGTTGCTTCCTGTTCCTTGTACTTTGTGTAATCAATTTCCCATTGATTACGCGGCTTCTGTCCAGCTACAAATCGCTGGAACTGCTTGTAGATTCCACTACGAGTGTTGTACAAATCAGCTTCGTTAAAACGATAGCCGTACTCACGACAAAAATTGCGGTAACGATCCAAATCTTCAAAAATCTGATTTACATTAGTCTTAATAGCCATTTTTTAATCCTTAAATGGTTAGTGATTGATAGGGTTTAGTTGTGTTGTAATAGATAGTGGCACCGTTCTCATTGTCTTCGGAGACAGTGATTTCAATGTCACGGTCGGGGTAACGATGTGCGATCATCTGATATAGATCATCGCAAATCATTTCACATGACTTATAGTTGAGTTGCAATACGCCATTCGTAAAGCTGTTTTCTAACCAACGCTTGAATTGAATGAATTCAATTTCTCTGTCATTGTGAAACACTTGAATCGCCACTCTAAAATGAAAGATGTGACGATGTGGATATCCTAGAAAGCTCACATCATATTCGTCGCCAGTCGCTAAATTAGGATCTGTGTCAGCACCAGGGTACTTGTGAATACCTTCTTTCTGAAACGTCACCCAAATCATACGTTTGGCTTGTTCGCTAATTCTGTTGCGCTTTTCAATGTGTGCTTGTACTACGTTGTCCATGTTATTGTTATATCACCTGTGTTAAAATTATCAATTGTTTTGGTCAAGAACTTCTGCCATCATATCGTCACTGTCTTCCATTTCTTCATCAATTTCAGGATCAGCATCCTCAACTGCAAACAATTGGTCAAACATTGTGTGGGCATTGATAGTCTTCTTACCACTGAATCCTTGACCAGCTTTGAACTGCTGCCAAAACTTGTCATACTGATCAATCATAGCAAGGCTCTTTTCACGATCCTTGAGTGAGAAAATCTCATCAACGATTTCAGAAAAATTAAGATTGCCGAGTGGGTCCATAACCATCTTAGGCTTGATGCCTTGTTCGTAGCGACGATTTGCTTCTTGAACTGCAATCATATGCTGATAGACATTGTGTGCCTGAATCAATGTATACGAAAGTGTGTCCCATGAAGTCTTTGTTTCCTTACCATGCTGACCTAAGAAGCCTTGACCACGATAGCAGATATCTTTCATCAACAACTTGTCAGTCACGGGACTATCTGTAAAGACTTTATGAATCTTGTCAGCCAGCACACCGTCACTGAACTTGCGAGTATCAGTTGCGTACTTCTTGTTCTCAGCAGTCTTATCCATTGCATAAGTCCATTTAGTATCATGCTCAAATGTATTGTTGTTATAAGCAAGACCCTTTGCTGCTGCAAAGAATGGACTAGCACAGTCAAAAGTGATTTGTAACTTTGGATTATGGTGCTTGCGAATTGCTTTCTGAATGTCAGTAAACAACACTGCATATTCCATGATAGAAGTACCGAGACAATGAATCAAGTCCTGCTTACCTTCTTCAAGGAAACCATCGTGAATGATACCAACGAGACGCTTAAGCATCAAGTGAATGTCAATCTTGTTTTGACCACCGAAAGCCCAGCCGTTGAATGCTTTATCACCGTAGATGTTAGTATCGCAATACTTCTTCATTTCTTCATACCAGTCGTCCGACTGCTTATGATTACGACCCTGCAATACGTTTAGAAACTTGCAACGACCGTCGCGGTTGTTGATGAAGTATTCGTTATTGATATGAGTAGCAGTAATTGCTTCTTCAATTGTGCTGATACCGTGCGCTGATTTACCAGTCTTCTTATCCTTAATGTGATAGGTTGTAAGAGACTGTGACGGAATATCAAGACACATTCCATAGTCCATGTATTCGTCCATCCAAGTAAGAACTTGTTGACGCTTCTTCATTGCACGAGGACAGTTAGGATCCTTCCAATCTGCTGGCCACTGACATTTAAGAATCTGGAATCCA